ATGATGTTTGTATTGTCTACTTATGCAGTAAGCAAAAAACCTAATAAAAATGGAGAATATTATTTTTATGGAGTGCATACTACAAATTTCCCAAACAAAGAAATTCTCCAAGCCATTTTGGATTGTAAATCTCCTGAATACGAAAACTTGGGAATGTTTTCAGAAATGGAAGACGCTATCCAAAAGGCAAAAGAAAAAGGTTACTCTCCGTTAATTGTGATCCGATAGCCTTTTTAGAATGTACAGGATTATACCCCGTACATTCTTTTTAATTCTTCGTTGATTTTTGTTAAATGTTCCTCGTTTCCCTCTTCATAGACAAAAATAGTTTCATATTTTTGCTTCAAATTATTTTCAACTCTCTGCAATTCTTCTTGTGTCATATCCAATTTCACATCTTCGATTGTTCCTTGAATATCTAATTTTGCTAAAATTAATCTATCTACTTCTCCAATTCCAAGCCCATGAATACCTTCTATGATTATTTTTGGCATGTTTACCTCCTTTTTCTTGTTTCTCGGAAAATCAGACTTTTAAATTACAGTACTTCGGCAATTCTACCACTCTTGCTTTTATGAACTCTTTTGTCAGCTCTGCAACTTCTTTGTATGTAAACTCCAATTCTTGCATTTTCTTCTTAAATACTTCTATCTCCAATAAGAATTCTTCCATTTCTGTGCTTGCTTTCTTTTTTACATAAAATTCATTTCCGATTTTTATTTCGTTTCCTTTTGGCAATATCTCTGATACCGCTTCCCATGTTTTTCTAGCTATTTCCTTAAGTTCATTTTCTTCAAATTTTTCCATTTTCTTCCTCCTATCCGGGAGAGGAACCCCTCTCCCTAGTTACTTCCATTTGGTCTGTTTAACCAATTTTTAATTCCACTTTCCGTTCCTTTTGCGATCCTTGTATCTAAATCATCTATACCATATACTTCTGCATAGAAATTATTAGTTACATTGATATTCACATTCGCCGCCTTATCTGTGTAATAAGCATTTCCCAGCTGTGTATCTTCTTCTCTACGAATATTGTTGATTGCGTCAAATCCACCAAGTCCCGCTGCCTCTAATTCATAGCCAAACTTCTTCATAATGCCGTCTGCTATTCCTAAGACATCTTTGAAATTTCCTGCTTTTTCCAATTGTGCTTGGAAATTTTCCGCCCGGATGAATTTTTCTATCATTCCTTGATACAAAGCACTTTCACTGAATGCCTTAACCAAAGAATTTTTCACGCTATCATATAGAGATTGTCCCAATGCTTTTGTGAAACTAGAGAACTTATGTTCTTCCAATCCTGCGTTCATAGCACTCGATAAAGCGTTCTTTAAGTCGTTTATCCTATCGTTAAAATCACTCCACGGAAGCATTTTGTTGATTAAGGATAAATCTATTCCATTGCTTAACAGCTCTTTTTTTATGACATCTAAAGATTGTTTTACTTGCTTTTCCATGATGTCTAGGTTCTTCAATTTCTTAAAATCAAAGTCACTAAACAAACCTTTAAAATCAAGCTTTCCATTCTTTTTAATGTCCACAAGCTTATTTGATATTTTCTCAAAAGCTCGTGTTAAGTAGTTGTCTAAATCGCTAAATACCACATCATAAGCTACCGAACTTGCATTTTTAAATATCTTTTCAAAGTAAGACTTCATAGAACTTAAGAATCCACCATTTCCACTTGCAAATCCCTCTATCGTGCTATTTCGCACGTCCAACATAGAAGTAATTAACACTTGGTTATTTTTCGCCATTTCTTTAATGGTTTCGTTGTATTGCTCTCCAACTAATCCCATTTGTTTGAATTGCTCTGTGTATTCCTTAATCAATTCTTTTTCTGTCTTATATTCCACGCCTGTAAAGCTTTCTAGTGTAGAACCTTTGAACAGATCCGCCTTTTCTTTTTCCAAGTATTTAATCTGCTCTACAAACTCATGTACCTGTTTCTTCCACTCTTCTATTGAAGATTCTGTTAAGTTTCTTCCGGTTGCTCTTCGCAATGTTTCATGATTGACTTTATCCAGTACACTATCCAATTGTTTCATTTCTTCATCTGTGAATGCGTCTAATTCTGCTTTATCAAATCCCAAGTACCTTAATAATTCCGCTTCCGAAATATCCACCTTTGTGTAAGTGTCTTTTCTCTTCTTTCGGAATCCACTTCGATATTTCTTAGAACCTTTTTCTAAAGCCGCTATATCCGCAAAATGTTTTCCTGAAATCATAGAGTTATGCAATAGATCAAAGTTACGTTCTCCCCCTAAAATTAATTTTAAAGTTGGATTTTTCGCAACATCAGTTAACATTCTATCTGCAAAACTTTTAATTCGTTCAGAATTTTGTTGAATTGCTTGTGTTAACTGTTCCATTGCGGATACTTGCTTCTTATATGCTTCCTCGTTTGATTTGTTTTCCGCTTCGATTTTAGCCGCTTTTTTCTTTCCGCTTCTTCCGAATAGAGAGCCTACGGTTGCCGCAATTCCTATTCCAGCCGCTGCTATCCCTGCGATTGCTGCCGCTGACCCTAGAGCCGCCGCCATTCCACCACTTGCAGCCGCAGTTCCTGACGCTGCGGATAAACCTGCCCCCGCAATACCATCAACTCCCAACGCTGCTGCCGCTGCTGAGTTTGCCGCTGCCGCACCGGATAATCCACTAGAAGAAAATAATCCACCAATAGCTGATAATCCGCCCGACTTACCAAAATCTTTCCAAGCGTTATTTAATCCACCTATTCCATTGAGAATACTTCCGATACCTCCTAGAGTTTTGCTGCCTGTTACATTTCCAAGTTGACTAAAAGCATTTCCTAAAGCATTTAAAGCTTCCGGCACTTTAACAGCCACTTTATTAGCTGCAACCTCCATTTTCCCGGCTGATTCTCTAAGTTTGTCGATAGCTTCTATAGCCTTATCATAATCTCCTTGTGTGATTTTTCCTTGCTTTAACAAATCTGTGTAAGTAGCTATCAACCCTTGAACCTTTTCTAATTCCGCGATTTTGTTTTGGTTTAGTATGTTTAACTGCTCGGTAATTTTGTCTATTGGAACATTTTCTTTGTTGTCTTTTAATTCTTCCGCTTCTCTTTGAATTCTTTCTAAATTATCAGAAATTTCTTTTGTTTTTCTTTCTAACGGAACAATAATTCCTGTAAAATCAACTTGTTCCATTTTCTTTTTTAAGTCTTCCACTAAATCGGAATTATCTACTTTTTTTGCCAAGTCTAGTTGTTCTAACATTATTTTCTTGCTATCTTGGATTTTTGCTAATTGCTCATCAATGGAATATTCATGACTTCTCAAAGACACTCCCTCTAAGGCGTTTTTAATCTTATTAGTCAAATCCTCAATCTTGAAATTATCAATAGCTGTGTTGATTTCGTTGATATTCTTCTTGAACTTTTCCTTTGCCCTTTCTAAAATCTCAATCTTTTCTTGGATACCTAAATCTCGTTTGATTTTTGCTCCAAGTTCTGAAATCAATTCTTTGAACGGATCTTTTTTGCTTCCTTTTTTGTCTCCATCTGGGTTATAGCTTTTTTTGGCTATCCCTGAAATAGCTTCGCTGATGTCTCTTCTTAGTGTTGACCTTTTAGAAACATTCAAGCTGTCTAATTGTTTCAAATAATCCTCATAAATAAACTTCTCATTTTTATTCCCTTTGTACTTTCCGCTGTGGAATTCCTTTGAGATTTTATCGATGTCTTCTATATTCAACAAAGATTCAAAGGCTTTTTGCCTTGAATTTTCTCTTACAACATCAACATCTACAAAAACTTTTGCATTTAATCTGATTGTCTCTTTTTCTAACCTTTGAATTTCTCTCTCCATAATTTCTCGAAATTCTTTAGCTAGTCTTTCAAATTCGTTGATATTTCCCCGATTGTAGGCATTTACTTTCAGATTGTTCAATCTTTCCAAATCTGCCAAAACTTTTGGGCTAAATCCCTCTAATTCTCGTAGAGGTTTTAGGCTTGTAAAACCACCTTGTTCCTTTTGTTTTTGAATTTCTTTCAAAGTCTCAACTTGTTTTTTCAATCCCTCTTCTGTTTCATTTAGCCATTTTTTAGTTTTTTCAAATTCTTCATTTTTAATGTCTAAAATTTTACGAATGCCATAATAAACACCACCTAAAGACGCAATCAAAAGTACTGCCGGGTTATGTAATAGAGCAAAAGCCGCCGTCACTGTTTCAATACCTTTTAACGCTATTCCTAGAGCCGTAATTCCCCCGGTTGCAAAGAATATGGCTTTCCCGAAAGAATATACTTTATCAATATTCTTTTCGTTGAATAAGTCCTCGAAGCTTTTTACATCGTTGATATTCAGTACTCCTGCTAAATCTTTGGCTACTCTTTCTCCTATCTCTTGGGTATAGGTAGAAACAACCATTTTAATTCTTTCTAAGTTTGTCTTGGTAGTATCTAGCATAGTCGCATAGGCTCTAGCTAATTGGTCATTTGGTGCGTTTGCAATTGCATTTAAAACTTGCGTATATTTCTTTTCTAAAATTGCCAATCCTCCTGCCGCTGTTTTAGAACGAATATTTCCAAACATTTCAGTCATTGCCTTATCTGCGTCTTTTGCTTTTTCTTGGATTAGTTTCAAAGCTCCGATGATAGTTCCTCCGGATAAAGTGTAGTTTTTAAAATCTAATCCTCCGGTTATCTTCTTAAATTCTTTTCCTAATTTTGAACTCTCGTTAGATAGTTCGGATAACATTGCTCTTAGTCCTGTGGTTGCTTTATCGGTACGAATTCCTCCAAGTGTCAAGGTCGCTACCGTTGCCAACACTTCGTCCAAAGAAACGTTTGCCATTTTGGCTTGCGGAATTAAAGTTCCTAGATTGTGAGCCATTTTCCCAATCGTTGTGTTTCCTAGATTTTGTGTTACTATCAATTTATTAGATACTTTTACAAGGTCATTTACTGTCATTCCATAAGTCAACATGATAGAGTTTAATAACTCCGCTGCTTGTGTGGTATCTGTAAATCCTGCAATAGATAATTTATTGACTGTATCCAACATCTTGTATTTATCAGGTGAATCTTGAATAACTTGCACGATGTCATACAGTGAGGAAGCTAACTCTTTGGAAGAAGTTCCTGTTTCGTATGCCATTTTTCTAATATTTGTGCTTATCGTTTCGTAACTATCCTTTGAAATTGTTTGGATTTTCTTGATTGAATATTCATAATCTGCAAAACCCCTGACTGCAAATCCTGTAAATGTCGCCATCGCTAAGAATGTTCTTCTTGCTATTTTCTCTATTACTCCAAAAGATTGTTTTGCTTTTTCTTGCATACTTTTAAATCTGTTTTCTACTTTCTTTAATTGCTCGTCAGCGTCTTTTTGTATCTTTTGGAATAGATTACTCCTCTTTGCCATTTCTTCAAATTCTCGAAAGGCTTTTGCAACTTTCTTCAATTCTTCTTCCATTTGCTTTGTAGTTTTTCCCATAGCTTTTGCTAAGCTTTCCAAAGCTTCTTTGGAGTTATCCTGAAATGACAAACTCATCTCCACTGTATGCGACATTTTTCCACCTCCTTTTACAATGAAAGGGAAATCTTCCTAGACTTCCCTTTTTAATTTTGTTGACTCGCTATTTCATTCAATGCACTTAATATCTCCTCTATGTCTCGGATAACTTTCCAAGGGTGGTTATCATACCCAAGAGCTTCTCCGAACGGTAGAAACTTCAATTCATAGTATCTTTGAGAAGAAAAACCATTAGCAACATATTTTTTTACAAAGTATCGTTTATACCTATGTATTTTCAAATATTGCTCTACTAATTTTTCATATCCCGGATAATCTTCTGAAATTTCTCTACCGTTTAAGAACATATCAGCCGCCATTGATAGAAATTTTAGTCGTTTTTTTCTTCCTCTTTCTCCTCTTTTTTCACCAATTCATTAACTTCTTTGATTTTGTCTAAGGCTTCTTCTAAATTCTTGGAAGTTTCTCCATATGCATTTTTCAAAACTTTAGAAAACTCTTTTCTTTGTTTTGCGTCCGCATTGTCATAGATAATATCCCCATTTTCTGCAATCGTCATAACTTGACTTTTTAACAAGAAATATTCTTCTGTTTCTTCAAAAGGTTTTCTTGTGTTTACTTCGATCCGGGAAGCGTCTTTGTTCATTGCGTAAATTCCACCAAATCCGTATTGATATTCTCTCTTTTCCCAGAAAGACATCATTTCTTTAATTTCTACATAATTTTCTTCCGTTCCGATTTTAATTGTTTTCATTCTTCATCTCTCCTTTTTATTGAACTGTTCCAATTGCAAATGTAATAGGTGTTTTCTTTGATTGGTCATATTGAATATCCAATTCTTGAGATAACCCGCCTCCACCTTTTTTATCTGTCATTTCTACATTTGTTGTACCTAATTTATGTAAATAGATACCAATGTATTTTTTATCCTTTGTCTTCATTTTGATAACAGCTTCCGCGGTTTCTCCACTCAATAGATTGTCATACGCTTTCTTATACAAAGCCTTATCATAAGCGTTGAATGTCAAAGAACATTTTGCTTCAATCTTTCCATTTCTCGTAATTCTGGTTGCTTTTGTGCTACCCAATCCAAACTTAGCTTCCAAATTTTGATTGATAGAAACATTTATAGATTGTGTATTAGCCGACAAATCTTTACTCATGTGAAATGTTGCGTCAACACAAGTCAATCTGTTACTATAATCTTCTAAAAGCTCAACTTCACTCAAAGAGTCCTGCTTATATCCATACGAGAACCCTATTACTTCCAATGTCATAGTGACATACGCCCCTTGAGAAGCTTCAATAGTAACATTTCCAAATTGACATCCAATTAAAACTCTTTCTTCTTGATCTTCTAAATTTTGTTCCACAATTGTAAAGAACTTCTCTATTTTCCCACTAGCTGTATATTTTCCTAAGTTTGTCAATGTAACTTTAGGTTCTGAAATTCCAGTAGTATCTGGAAGTGATACTTCTGTTACGTCAAATCCAAAACCGGGTAACAATAATTTCAACGTCTCTACAGTTAGATGACACGTAATGCTTCCGCTTGCACTTTCTGACGCTAAAAATGAATCTCCTTTCCATGGGCTTCCATTAAATTCGTCAGAATCTACTATATTTCTCAAAGGTTTTAAGTCACTTTCTGTTACTCTTAATTGAGTAATTTTAGTAGCTTTTTTATCGGAATTTTCTTGAACTCCAACCCCAATTTTTAAATTCATATTCCCTCCTATCGTACTTTTCCGAGTACTTTTATCTTATAAATCCAGACGTCCCAAGCTACTTCTTCATGAGAAAATCGTAAAGGCTCGGTTTCTATCTCGAAACTTCGAAATATCCCGTCAATTCCTAACAAATCTTCTGAATACAATAGCTCGATAATGCTATCTTTTTCTTCTAAGAACTGTTCTAATGATAAGGTATCTCCTTTGAATTCTTGCTTTCTGACAAGGTTTATTGAAAAAGATATACTTTCTGTCTCGTGTTCAGTAAACCCTCCAAGTCCAACGCTTTTATAATTTTCCCCAGAGGGTTCAATTCCAATTTCATTCAAAATCACATCATCAAAGATAGAATCTTCTAAGAATTTTATAGACACCTCTTCAAACTTTTGTTGCAAGACTTCTTGAACCTTTTTCAAAACTTCTATATTATTCATTGAAAATCATCATCCCTTTCTTCTGTGATTTCTTGATTTCTTCCAGTTTCTTTTTGTTCTCGGCTACAGATACAAAACTTTTCAATAGTTTGTTGAAAACCTCTAATTTTAACGTTGCAAGCTTTTCATTCCCCATAGCTGAATAGATACGGTGTTCCGCATAAAGCTCTAAGAGAGTATCGTGTTCAGGTGATACCTCAAGTCCCAATGTTACAGCAATACTCTCCCCCTCTTCTTTAAAGAGGTTTAAAGCTTTTTTCACTTCTTCTTCACTACCGTATTCTTGCTTCAAGAAACTTTGAATTCTCTTTGAATACTTCGTGATTTCCATAGCCCACCTCTATTTGATAGTTACGGTGTATCTTTCAAATAGGTCAGGTCTTACAATTAGTGGGAATGGCGCAGAAGTTGCTCCTAGTTTTTGTTGTCCTGTTTCCTCGTTCGCTTTCGTTTCTATCACAACAACGTCGGAACGTATCATTTCAGGTTTTCCAGACGTTCCCACATAAGACAAACCAGCGTATACAGGGAATAAGCAAAGTTCTTTGAATAAAGTCATGCTCTTTTCTGTGCTTGTTTCAATATCTGCGTCCGGATATGTTTCGATTGTGATTGGGAAGTTTTTCAGTTCGTATTTTATTTGTCCGTCTTCCAATTTTACTTGTGCTCCAAGCAAAGGATTATTCGAACTTTCAATATACGCTGCCAAACTATCCGCAATATCTGTTCCTACGAAAATTCTGTCCGGAAGTGTATTGTGTTTTTTCTTATAATCGGATACTTGTTTTCTAAAAAAAGATAGCCAACTTTCAGTTTTTTCTTTGTTTACTGTTTCTGGCTCCTCTAACCCCAAATTAACTTCCGCTCCGCTTGCGTCATTTGCTTTTCCTGTCAAGAATACACTTGCCGCCATGTCTTCCTTAGAGCCCTCAATTGCGTTCTTGATTGTAGTTAATTTCAAAACTCTATCATACGTAGAAGCTTTTATTTTTTGACCGTTTACGATTGCCAATTCTCCCGGTTGTTGCAAAATTGTATCTTCCGCAGAAACCCCGACAGACGCACTCAATATATCCGGCTTGATTGCAACTGTACTAAATCCTCCAACCTCAATTGGCTGTAATACAGTTCCTCTTGGTACTAACTTAGCCTTTACCAAATGTTCCATAACTTCATCTACTCTGATAATTGTAGATAACGCCATGTATGGTACTTTGTTTTTCTTAAATAAATTCCAAAACGGAGTTGGTCTCGTTTCAATTGCGGAAATTGCTCCGATTAGTTCTTGTTGTACTTGTGTTAATGCCATTTTTACCTCCTTATAATACGTAAATTCCTTGTTTTGCTAATAAAGCCCATAATTTTTCATCGTCTGAAACTTCTTTCACATACGTTTTCGGTACCTCTCCTTGCACAAGAATAGGAATAGAAGTATCTGCCAATGTCACATCCACGTCATTTTTTACAATTCCGAACAAAAATAATCCGGTTGCATGAGTTTCTTTTGCATATTTAACCCATTTTTTTGTAGTGTCATTGTAAGCTAAGACGTTTCCAATCTCTAATTTTTTGCACGCTTTATCTACCAATCCGGGAATAGATACTACGTCTTTCGTAATGTTTTTTCTGTCAAATTTTTCTCTTTTAAATTCTGCCATTATTCCTTACCTCCTTTGTTGAATTTTTCGTAAAAATAAAGCCCGATTATCGTCATTGCCGAACCTGCGATAAAACACATTAAACCTGTCATTATTTACCTCCTAGCATTTTCTTTACTTCTTCATGAGCCTTTGCCATTGGGTCATCTCCTGCTCCCTCTTCAAATTCTCCAAATTCCATTCTTTCCACTTCGCTCTGAAAATTAGCTGCGTCCGGCAAAGCTTCAATTTCTTTTTCGATTTTCTCGAAATAAGAAACATTTTCTTTCTTTCCGTCTGCCTCGAATTCAACCGTCCCCGATTTCATTAAAGCCTCATCAATAGCGAATTCTACAATTGATTGCATACAAGGAACTACTTTTTTCTTCATTGCTTGCTTCAAAGCGTTTCCTTTTTCCTTTCTCTCGAATTCTGCTGTGATTTCAGCTCTGATTTCTGCTTCTGTCTTAATCTTTTGAGGTTGTTCCGGTTCTTTTTTCTCAAAATCAGCCCAGTATAGCTGTCTAATTCCCTCTTTTTCATCGTTTGTCAGACTTCCAAAGATAGCTGTTATAATCGCTACTTTGTCATCTAAATTCATGTCTTTGACAGAATTAACGTCAATCTTTGTTTCTTCAAATTCTTCAATCACTTCAAATTCAATTTCTGCATATTCTTCTTCTGCGAACTCTGCTCCTGCAACCTGTGGTTTTACGCCAATTGGCAATAATGCAACTTTAGACAACTTATTATCCCGGATTTCAACAGAAACCCCTTTAATTACGCTATCATTGAAGTATCCTTGCCCTTTGTCGTTAAACTCTACTAATGCCGTTACTACTCCGTCCGTCACTTTGAAGTCGCTGAATTCTGCGATTTTCAAAGGTTTCTCCCCTTTTTCTGCCCATTTGCTTGTATGAGCATAGATTCCGTCTACTCTTCCAGCCGTTCCAAAGATTTCATTCACTTTTTCTTTGCTGTAGTCCCCTTGCGGATAATTCCCAGCTTGAAAAACTTTCACTCTCTTTTTCACTCTTTACCTCCTAATCTCTTTTTTAATTGCTCTTGCACGTGCTTAGCCGCCATTTCTCTGTATCTCTCAATCATCGCTTGATTGAAACCGATGTATGGTCTAGCTCGAATGTATACAGATTTCTTTTTAACCCAACTATCTCCAATTTTAAACGTCAAGTATGGCTTGTTTTTGGCTTGAATAAGCCCGCCATATTGATGTAGCCTAGCTCTTATGTCATCAGTTCCAAGAACCGCCTTATTTTTGTCATAAGAACGTCTCAAGCTATCTCTCAAACTTCCTGTGATGACGAGCGGTCTTCCGCTCCTGTATCCTACTGTTGTCCATTGCTCGCCATTCGGACCTGTCGAGGTTCTGAACCTATCACGCACTGTTTTTCGCATATCTTGAGATATTTTGTTCATTAGCTCTCTAGTAGCGATTTTGCGAGTGCTTATATTGATTTTAGTTGTCAACTTAAATCCCGTCATGCTTCATCACCGTTCAGGTCCTCTTCTGTAATTCCTGCTTCTCGCATTTTCAAGAAATTATCAATTCTTTTAGCTCTCAAATCTTCTTGTTTTTCATCAAATGCCAACTCTTCATCTCTGTCTTTTATTTTCTCTAGCTTGAAGTAAAATTCCCGATAATCGTACCCAAAGTACAAACTATCAAAATATAAGAGTTGTTGCATATTATCTGTGATGAACTGACAACAATCATTCACGACTTCATCAAACGATTCTTGATGTATTTCTCCAAGCCCATAAGATCCACGCCCTTGCCCATTGTCGATTGTTAGCGTTCCACCTAGCAAATTTTGAGTTAGTTTCTCTTTTTTCCAATCGTGTAACTTTATATAAATGCTAGGGTCTATGTCTTTCAAATCAAGCAAATACAGGCTATCTGATAGCTTCATGCCCAAGCTTGTCGGAACTCCAATTACTGTCCCACCGCCTTGCATTTTCTTCACTTCTTCCGCCTTTTTCTTTACGTCGTCCTCTTGCTCACTGTCGTCATATGCAAAGAAAATGATAGTTTCACCGTACTTTTTCGCTAGTCCCCTCAACTGATTTCCAAACATTTTTTTATCTTCGTACGCTTGTAAGCAGCTTTTTAACACGCTTTTTCCTTTTTTGTTCGCAACGTCACGCTCGTGAATGCACAAGAAATATTTTTCTTTGTCTATGTACGTCTCCTTACTTCCAGCCGTGATATACCAGCCTTTTTTTGCGTCAAAAGCTACGTATTTTTGAGGTACTGACACTAGCGATTGAAGATTATAGTTTTCGTCATAGACTTTCTCGAACAACGAAAAACCGTAGTATCTAGCGTTTAAGATATGCTTAAAAATACGATTAAACTTAGAGACATTGAATCTATCTTGTATTTCTTCTGCTTTATCTTCCAACTCTCGCTTATCTGTGCAAACTCTTAGCTCTCTCGCTGCGACTGTTCTTGTGATTTTGTTTGTCAATATCGAGATGTCTTCATCATGTAGCATTTCATCCACTTTTTCATTATCGAGCAACTCCTCTGTTGCTGATATTTCCTCAAACAGCAATTTCGTCAAACTCTCCATTAGTTGCCCTTTTCCGACTTTAATTGGCTCCATTTTCCACCTCCTAGCTTGTGATTATTTTGAATTCTTTTTTTTCTCTGTAGTTGTAAATTGCATATCGTATAGCGTCCATTAAATCGTCCGAAACCTTGCACGGTAAGCCGCTTTTCTTGTCCCAAACATAGCTATAGACTTCCTCAAGAAAATCTTTACTATCGTAAATCAATAGCTTATCTCTTTTCAGCAAGCTTGCAACTCTCTCAACTCCTGCCAATATCGCCTTATCTGCGTTGTGTACACGTAATTTTTCACGTCTGCAACGTGCCACGTGTTCAGGTCTTGCACTGTCTGCATAGATGTCTACATTCCCATATTTTCGCTTTATTTGATGTAACTTAGATACCCAATAATCAATTTCTTTATGCTGCTTTCTGTCCGTTTCAAGCAATATAAACTCTCCTGTTTCTGTTATCCCAAACACACACAAAGCTCCAAAATGCTCGTATCCCCAGTCAATTCCAGCCACATAATCAATAAATTTATAGCTAGAAATGTCGCTTATTACGTGCTTATCTTTGTCAAAGTCTTGATATACTGCCCCCTCTGCCGTTGTCCATTTTCCGAGTATATCTCTCTGAAAAAATACACCGCTTGGGGTTACCGCTTCAATGTTCTTTATATAGATTTTTGACAAAAAACTATTGTCATACAAAGTGAATGAAAGCTCAATAATACGCTCGTTGTCAGCCTTGTCTATATAGTCTTTTTTGATATAATGTTCAGGGTTGTCAGGGTTGGTATCCATTATCACTCTCGAACCCTCAATACTGCAACGGTTGAGTATCTCTCTAACTACCTTTTCCGCTCCTGTTGTTCCCTCGTTTATGTATGCACCAAAAGCGGTCATACCCCGTATCCTGTCCATGTCGTTTATTTTCCCGTGACCAAAACAACACACTTTCACGCCTAATAACTCAAATTCATTGTGCTTATTAAGCTCAAATTTAAGCCCATATTTATTTCTCAATTCTGATAGAACGTTCCGTTCCAGATTACCTAAGCTATACCCCGCAAGGATATATTTAGCTTCTTTTATCTTTAAGTTGTTAGCAAGCTTTCTAACTCTCTTAAGCTCTAAAAGAAATAAATCATTGTTCGCAATAGTCTTCCCGCTTCTTTTAGCTCCATGCAGAATCATCAGAAAGAACGATTTCTTGAAGCATTTGAGTGCTTCTATTTGCTTATTTGTGTATATGTCTTGTAAGCTCATATGTTCACTCTCTCTTTACAAATAAAAGTATTTCATCGTATATTTTTAGCACTTTGTTCACTAACGCTTTACAAACTTTCTTCAAGCTTGCTTAATACATCATCTAGCTTTTCATTTGTTTTTTCTACGTCAGATAGTGCCTTTTTTTGCTCTAATTCAAGTTTCTCAAGCTGTATCAGTCTATCGCTCTCTAAGATTTCTTGTTCCGCTCTCTCGTTCAGAATCAACGTTTCTTGCAACGTCTTGCTTATGTAGTTAGTATCTTCTATCGTTGCTATTATCTTTTTTTTCGCTATCTCATTAGCTCGCAATCTATCGCATTTGTTCGCTTCAATTCGTGCTTTATGCTCTTCCCTCAAGCGTCTTAGAAAGTCAGCTTGCTTTTCTTGTAAATGCTCTTTACTGCTTAATCTCTTTACACTGCTTATATGTGTTTGTGTTAGTTCACTTGCTTCTCTAATGCTCGAACCTGTCACGATATGAGCCCTTGCAATCTCTTTTCTTCTTTTTTGTTCGCCTCTATCGTTCGTTTTTTGTTCGCTGTTCGCTAATGTGTCATCATACGTTCGCTTATGCTTCTGTACACATCTTAGAGATACATTTAATGCTTCTGCTATTTCTCTCGTGTTTTTCTTTAATGCTAATAGCTTGTATACTTCTTCTCTTACGCTCACATACAGACACCTCCTTTTTTTCGCTTGATTGAACAAAAAAAGACGAGATATACAAAAATACATGTTGCTTTACATGTAATCTTATATATCCCGTCTACTTTATAGACTGTAAAATATATCTAATATTTAATTTTCAAAAAATTTTTTTCTAACTTTTTTCATTGATATTATTGAACTTTTTAAAGTTTTACAAAAATATTTAAAAAAAGTTATTGACATAGTGTTACACATATGATATGCTCAAAGTGTGAAGGACGAAAGACCTTGCACAAGCTACACCAGAAAGGGGGTGGCACAAATGAAGATAAGATTTATAATCAAAATCGGGAGCTGGACACTAACGATTGAGATTAAAAAATCAAATTCATAGTTGCACCCCACCCCTCTAGGGTAGAGTGGTAACGATACTTACATCACTATAAGTATTATATCACAATTCTTTCAAAAATAAAAGAAAAAAAAGGAAGTGGTATCAATGTTAAAAGAAAAAATAAGCGATCTGATTTACAAAATCACTTGGACTGTCGAAATGTTAATTCTAAGAAAAAAAGCACTTTCTATTAAAGAAGTGCTTAAGTTAGGGGGGTGGCTGTAATGTATAAATATTACAGCTATCTAAGACCGATAGCACCTTTGACTTATCCAAAAGAAAATCTGATTTCTTTTAAAAATTATGATAAAAAAACATTTATAGAATCTATAAATCGAGCCGCTTGGGGTGAGCTGATTTATAGTGAGAAATTAAGTGAAAAAGCTCTAAAAGAATATGAGCTTTTAGAGTAAAAGAAGGAGGAAAAGTGGGAGAGAAAAAACGGCGTGGATATGCCACGCAAAAACAGCAAGACGCTGCAACGAAGCGATATCTTGCGACGGAAAAAGGGAAAGAGGCAAGAAAAAAAACAGTTGCCAAATCCCAAGCCAAAAAGTTCGTTAAGGAGTTCGCGAACTTAGAGGAATTGGAAGAACTCCAAGTTTTGATAAAAAACAGGATTAAGGAGGAAAAAATGAGTAAAATAGTTTTCGACAACACAGAATACAATCTATACCAAGTAAAAGGCGGGGATATGTTCCCATGCGAAGATTTAAACATGTTCGCATGGAAGAACAGAGTAGAATACAAAGTGGATGAGAGTGAGTACATTCCATCCACTTTGGAAGAATTGAAAAACAAAATTGAAGAAGTCAACAACTTCTTCAAGAAAAAGAAGATAGAAAAAGGTTGGTTCCTCATCTCTAAAGATGATGATGAATCTAACTCGTTCTAAAAAAGAGAGGAAATTTTCCTCTCTTTTTTTTATTTTTTGAAAAAATATTTTCGTGAAAATCCTCTACAAATCATATTTTTTAAGCCTTATAAAAATATTTTAAAAAATTATAAAAAAACTATTGACACGGTACCCGTTTTGTGTTATAACTATATCAAAAGAAACGGGTACCGTTTCAAAAATAAAAAAGGAGTGATGAAAATGAAAAAATTAATGAAAACTTACGTAGAGTGGAGGGCGATAACAGAAGAATTGATGGGAGAATATCCCGGAACTTCTGTAGACTGTGGAGAATCTTCTGTAAGGGAAGATTTCTCGAATTATGCAGAATTGGCGGAAAACATATCTTTTGAAGATATGTTGAAACTAGAAAAAGAGTATGAAAATACCCTTTTCTGGGGGAAAGTGAAAAAGGAAATAAATCGGTGCGATTATGAAATCTGCACTGACCTGTTTGATAAGGAGACAGGAGAATGTACTGTCGACATATCAAGCGGAAAATGGGCTGGTTATTCAGTCCCAGCACAAGTCATCTTTGGAGAGGAAGAAGATGAACTTGTGATTGAGGATTGGGCTGTCGTATACAACGCAGCATACGATCCAAACGAAGAATAAAAAAGCCTTTCAATCTTAAAAAAATTCTAAAATCAAAAGGCTTGTGATGTATGAATACATCTGGACAATGCAAGTATATCACAAGCCTCTTAAGAAAATCAAGGAGGAAAAAATATGAAATTGGACCACGGAAAATACATGGAGGGGGAAATTGAATTCGTTTCAAAAGCAGACGAGGAAGCTTGTGTGCAATGTTGGAACGAACAAATTGAAATGACAGTAGACGAATACGGAAGAGTATTCAACGAAGCGGGCGTTTGGATTGCTAATATAAAAGTCGAAGGGGGTAGAAGATGAAACATAAAATTGAATTTAAAAAAAGATGTGAAACATTACAAGAAACAATAAGTTTCTTACTTAAAAACAATTTTCATTTTTCTATATATAGCCATCAATATATAGATGATGAATATTTTAACTTTTCCAACACTTTGCAACTCTGGAAAGAAAACAATGATAAAGAGTTATACTTGGAAATTGGAGAAAAAGAGGAAACTCTTTATATCTATGCAGATGATTATTCTGCTAGAACAAGACGCCCGGATGAAGTTATTAAGGATATTGAAAATATTAAAAATTATTTAAAAAGATAAAAAAGGAGAATGATGAAGTATGAAATTAGCATTATTGAACACATCTATTTGTACCGCTACTGGTACTTATAAATTAGTTGATTTAACTTTGAAAGAAGCAAAAGAATTAGTTGCGGAAAATAAAGATAATTTATTATCCGCAATCGGTCATGAAAGCACTGCTCAGATCATGACTGAATTATTAGAAACAGAAGTTTCTGTAAATCGAATTCAATTCGAACAAGAAAGCAATCAAAAAGCGATTGTTTTCAAATTGAACGGACGAGCACCAGAAGGAGTAATTCTTTCAAAAGAAGAAATTGCAGCAATTGGGTATAAATTCCAATTGCTAGAAAAAATAGATTAGAACGGAGGCGATGCTCATGAAAGTTAAGGAAATATGTGATGATTTTCTCGCCGCATGGCAGCCAACCGTACGAAAGCGGACTTTTAAAGTTCGCACAGAATCTTTCCTTCTACATCTGCGACCTATCGAAGATATAGAAGTGGAAGAGCTAACACTTGATATGTTGATACAACACGTCAAAACCATGCGAGACCGAATGCACGCCAGCACAGTCTCGCAATGGCAGAATATGTTAAAGCGATGTTTCGCTTATGCAAAACATCGTAAAAAAATAGAAAAGGATCTTACGGAAGAGCTATTGTGTATTCCGTATAAATCAAAAAAGATTGCATATATTACCCCGAAGCAGTTTTACTTGCTCGTGGAAAAAATGAAATCTTTTACAACTTTAGAGGATTTAGAAGAGAAAATTCTTTTCTTAGAAACTCTATTCCTAACAGGGATAAGGCATTCAGAATGCCGAGCCCTGCAGGTTTTTAAATTCAATTTTATCGAGAATACAGTCTTAATAAGTAAGGCGTTGTATTGCGATTATATCGGAGTTTGGGAATTAGCAGACCCTAAAACTGAAACGAGTTTTCGTGTCATCACAGTCCCGGAATACCATATGCGGAAAATAAAAAAATTTATAGAGAAAACAGAAAAAAAACCGGGAGATTTTCTGTTTTCGTACTCCGACGGAAATCCCCGAATTTCCACCTTTGCAAAATGGCCGCTCGAAAAGGCAGGAAAAAAGCTTGGGATAAAAATTTCTACGCACGGGCTGCGGCATTCACATGCCACGTTTCTCCGCCAATCAGGGCTAGACTTGGAAAAAATCCAAAAAAGGCTAGGGCATTCGAATGTCCTCATAACTTTGCATTACTCACATGCAAAGCTAAACGAAGAGGATGTCGTTGACGTCATTGAAAAAACGTGCTATCCTCTGAGTAGAGGTGAGGAGGAATGGAAAAATATATGAGAATATTGAAGATAATTTTTGCAAACGACGGGAAAGGACGAGTTTCGCCGAAACTGTCCATCCCCAAAAATTGGTTGGATAGCATGCAAATTTCAACGGAAGATAGAGAAGTCGAGGTTCATTTCGATGAACAAAAAAAAGAAATTACGATAAAAAAAAGGGGGGATTTATGAGCAAAAAGTATAAATTTACAGGAGAAGAGAGAATCATTCAAATCGGAAGCAAAAAAAGAGAAGTCGTTGTGAAAAGAATAGTAGCTTTAAAGGACTTTTCAGACGTAGCAGAAGGAGATTTAGGAGGGTGGATACAGTACAAATCCAACCTTTCCCAATCGGGGGATTGTTGGGTATATGATGACGCTTGTGTCTGTGAAAACGCGAGGGTATACGGGGATGCGATGATTGATTACGGATCTATTGTGTCCGGACAAACAAAAATATCCGGCTCTGTGAAAGTGAGTGGAGCAAAAATAGGCGGAGACTCCTCAATAAATGGGGATGTCAAAATACGAGGAGAGAAGTAAGAATTTTCGCAAAAAAAGAGGAGCTTTTTAACTCCTCTTTTCTAATTTTATTTTTTAATATATTTTTACATTCTACAACTTTGACCTATTTTGAGTATACCCTTTTTCTTATAAAAAATCAAGTACTTTCCAAAATTTTTTTCAATTCTTCCCATTCAAATTTTTCATTCTTGGAAAAATGAATAATCCGGGAACCTTTCTTATCTATTTTTACTGTAATTTCATACCTCCCGCTCCCAAGCTTTTTTATTAAGTTTGGAATTTCTTCTATGCTCACATAAGCCATTTAAGCCCCCTAAATTTTCTTCGATGACTAATTATATGCCTAAGCTGTTTCAAACGCTAATTTCAGCCCCTCACAAAGTCAGAGTGAAAATTTTATAAAGTTTCGATACTATCAAAAACAAAAGGCAAGTATATGAAGCTAGTATTACTATACTTAATGTTTTTCGAAATAAACCAAAACAGTCCCATGTTTCTATTGTAGTAGAAATCACTAAAACATAACAACAAGCCAACATTATCATATAAACGAAAATTATTAACATTCCTCTATCTCCTCCATTTCTACAATCACGCCGTCGAACTCTTTCTGTTTCTCAAGTGTGATTTTTGCCACATACTTATCCGTATCATCTTTCAATAAGCCGCATTTTACTAAGCTGTCTTCAATTAACTTAAATAAATACGCATGATTGCTTACGTCCAACCGGGACTTAAAAGACATTTTCAAATGAACCGGTTTTTCGTATTGTTTGTGATTTAATCCTACAACACTTCTTACCAGCAATCTCATCTTTTCTTTGTCCTTGCTCCTGATTGCCCAATGAACACCGGCATATATTTTATTCAATCCCATTTTTCCATTGATTTCGATTGGGATTTTGAATATCTTTTTCATAGCCTTACCCCACGATCAAGGCTATGACAAATGCGAGCCAACCGGATATAGCAGCAAGCCAAAGACAAGCTTCTTTCCAATATCTTTTTCCTGCCCGAATGTAAAGTTCTACATTTTCTTCAAGCAAGTCCTCGCTCATTTTTTCTAATTTCTCAATATATTTATCTTTTTCTTTGCAGCTGCAAGCGTGTTCTTCGGGTTGGAGTTTGCGATATTTGTTGTCTGCGTATTCATCAAGCAAATCCATGACTTTCTTTTCTGCTTCTTCTTTTTTGTTGATGTTTGTCAATGCGATATTGACACGATGTCCTTTATTTAGTAAAATCGTTTTTACAACACTGAAAGCGGATTGAATATCATCTTTCTTCACGCTTTTTCCGTTCTTAGTTTTCAACACTTTTTTCATTTTTTTCTCCTTTCAAATTTAATTTTTTTTAATACATGTTCGTGGCTTCTTATTCCTGTTCCTCTTAGCAAGTTGTATTCTTGCTCTGTAATTTCTTTAGCTATGAGTCGATTTACTAAAGTTTCTATATATTCATCCGGATATTTGTTAATTTTCATAATTTTCCCTCTTACTCCCAGTATTGTTTTTTTGTTTTTCTTCTCTTACTTCCCCATGTAAACGGAATAATCCGAACCATTTCATAGATTCTGTCTGTTATTTTGTCAACTTTGTTAAATTTCAAAGTTTCGTCCAAAACAGATAGGCTTAGGTTCGTCGTAATTAAAATCGGCTTACCGGCTCGGTATCTCTCATCTATCAAAGCGAACAATTTTGACTTTCCCCATTCTTCACTTAGTTTTTCACTCCCTAAGTCATCAATGAAAAGCAGATCCGCATCTCTAACAGCGGATAATAAGTTTGTTTCCGTCATATCATTTTTTCCGAAACTGTCTTGAATTGTCCTCAAATATCCGCTCATAGAAAAACTTAGAACGGTATATCCTTTTTGTTTTAAGCTGTTGCAAATACAGTTTGCCAAGAACGTCTTCCCGTTGCCCGGAACTCCGGTAAAGAGCAAACCGCAATTTTTTTCTAATGCGATTTTAAATCCTCTTGTGTATTTCTGAATTTTTTCATAGAGTTCCTGCTCCTCTTTGCTTTCTGTTTTTGCATTTGAAAATACGTCTTTCCCTGCATTTCTGTCAATGATAGAAAGTTTTTGGAATTTCTGTATTTTCTTCAAAGTTCGCTCTTTTATCATGCAATCACAATCCATAGCGATTTCCATTCCGTCTTCCAATCTTTTTAGAATAGGCTTGTTGCATTTTGGACAGGTCATCAAAACTATCTCTTTTCCCTCGTAATTTTGCGGATTTCTTAAGATATTTTCATATTCTTCATGAATACTGTAATTACTTAAGGCTTGCATAGTATTCTTCCACCTCCCTTGCATAGTCTTCCGGTTTTATTTCTTCCGGAATTTTTTTTGTTTTTGTTTTGCAAAAACTTAAATAAAATTCTTCTTCCAATCCCTGCCATTCGTGATTCATGCACCATTCCATGAATTTAATAGCGTCAGGTTGTCGTACCCAACTAGAATTCAAAATTTTAGATATAGGGCGATATGTTTTGAGTGGCTTTTTTATTTCACAGCGAAACTCCACCCATTCTTTTATTTTTTCTTTAAGTGAAGTTTGTATATCCTCCTGCTCCAACTGAACGAGGATTTTTCTTTTAATATTTTCTTTTATATTATTATTTATATCTTTATGTTTATTAGTATCTTTATATGTCGGATTTTTTTCCGAGTTGTTTTCGGATTTTTTTCCGAGTTCGCTCGGAAATTTTTCCGAGTTTTCTTCCAAAGTCGGATTTTTTTCCGAGTTGTTTTTGATAAAATTCCAAGTTTTTCCTTTTTCAGTTAATCTTATCAAGTCCATATTTTTATATTTTATGTACTCAATAATTCCTTTTTCAGCTAATACTTTCAAAGTTCTATAAACCGTATCCGCTTTTTCAAAAAACATAGGCAATTCTTGTAATACTAAATTTCTTGATACGAAATAGTAAACTTTATCTTCAATAATAATTTCTTTTGCCCAAGAATTGGCTTCATATAGCAAAGAAACCAATATACCTTGAGTGGCATTTAACCCCCATTCCATACATTTTTGATTATTCAGGGTCGTTATGAATCTCATTTTTTTCCTCCTTTGATATCCGGAGAGCCTTAGCCCGACTCTCTCTAATTTATTGTTTCAATTAGCAATTCCAACCCTCAGAGCTGGCTAAGGCTACGAGGGAGAACTGCTAATTCAAACAACAAATTCTGAACTGTCAACTATTTGTTGATAGTTGAGTGGTAAGCAACTAATAGTTTCCAACCATTTTGCCAACGTCGGCAATATCGTTTTACTGTCGACAGATTACAGACAGTTCAAAACTTCAATTCGAGGGCTCTTGATTTCGGAAAAAATATCAGATAAGTATGGCTTTATATAATTTTATTAAGGAGTAGAGCCCTCTAATTCAAGGGGCAAAACGAGAGAATGCTCGGCGTGAATACTACCATAATTCTGAAACTCTGTTTGCCCTGTTGTACGTACAACACTTGAACCAACATTTCCCTCTAGCTATTTTTGTCCAATTGCTTGCTCGTAGCTTACAATTGTTAAGAGAGATCCGCTGACGGCTTTTTTTAATGAGAAGCCTAACTCAATTGATTTTCTTTCTCCAAAAAGTTATAATAAAAATAAATTTTTGGAGGTATTTTTTTATGGAACAAATAACAATACTTGATACTGCGAAAGCTATTTTAGAAAATCCTGATGAAGTTCTTCTTTCTTCTAGCTTAAATTTCGAGCAACACCAAGCAAATCTTAAAATGCTAGCTCATCTTGGTGTTGTTCCTATTGTAGAAAATGAATTTCTTTTTGAAAAAAGTAGAATTCGTTATTTCGTCGAAAACAACGGAAAAACAGAAGAACAAATCATTTCTGAAAAATCTTTAAAAATTAGTGAAAAGGCAAATAAAATAGCAATTATTTCTCTTGTGATTGCTATCATATCTATCTTTATTTCTTTAAAACATTGATTAAAATCACAACACTATTCATTAGAACTGCTAACGCTAATAAAATCGGCGTTAGTTTAGGGTCCTTTATATTAAATTTCATCTATTCACGCTCCTTATTATTTATAATTTCCGTTTTTTTCGGATTTTAAAAACAAAAAAATAGTATCCAAAGTTTCTTCCAATTTTAATATCCAGCCTAAATTAACAGGCTTTCCATCTTTTAATTTTAATAAATTATCAGAAACATTTTGTTTTGAAACGCCCATTTTTTCTGCAACTTCATATCTATTCAATTTCTTTTCTCTCAGAAATAAATCGATTTCTGAATATAGTTTTTTGCAAAAGTTTTTACTTCTCATTTCCTCTCACCTCAGTATTATCTTATCCGTTTTTTTCGGAAATGTCAATAAAAAAATAAAAGCCACTTTTTTTAAGCGGCTTAGGTTTATCATTTTTTCTTAGAATCTTGCAAATATAATTTTATTTTCGGCAAGTACTGTTTGAATTCTAAAAAGGTGTAACTGTTTATTTCGGCGTTCGTTTCCGCTACCATAACAGCTATTTTCCCTTTTGGAGTTGCATAATCTTCTATTTTTAAAAAATAAACAGTGTATGAATCCAGGTTGCTATATGTCGCCGAATCTTTTTGCGGATCCATATTGCGTATACCTTTTATTTGCATTTCGTCATCTAACTTCTTCCTTAGTTTTAAAACTTCATCTTCATTTTGAAATACGTAAATTTTAAATTCTCCAAAAGTATCTTTGATTCTCATTTGGTTTCCCTCGAATTTTGCATGTGGAAACCACTTTTTTAATTTTTCTTTGTCGTAAGAACTTCTAAAATCGTTTCCGCACGATACGAACAACAAAGCAAGAATAAATCCTAGTATTATCTTTTTCATCTTTCCTCCTTGAATAAATTTTAGTACGTGTTTTCTTTTAGAACTCTTATAGTATTTCGCCCTACTTTACCATCCGGAACTAACCCATAATCTGTCTGGAACTCTCTAACAGCGTTTTTTCCTGTATACCCTAGAGAAGATAATCTCCTGTCGATTTCTTTTCTGGACATAGAAACTTGTTGTTTTTCTTTTGGTTTGTGATAGCCACCTGGATAAGAAAATTTACAAGGTCTTAGTCCCATTGCTTGTGCTTCTGTAACATCAACTTTATAGAGATACTTAGCTCTATTAAGTCCTCTGCAATTTTCGGAAGCATGGAAACAATGCCCTGTTTTTGTGATGATTACAGTTTCTGTTAAAGATACGAAAGACAAAATTAAAAACAACATACAAACCAATTTCTTCATTTTTCCCTCCTAACTATTTATTTTTTTTTATTTTTTTTAATTGATTTCTTTCGATTTTCCAATTTTTTCTTGGAATATTTTGGGAATATTTTGGGAATGTTTTATTCTATTTTTTACCCCAAATACTCCATTATTTCTTCCAAAATTTCTCTTTTCAAAAATAATTCTTCTTCCGGAATACGTTCCTCTCCTAAAATTCCCTCTAATAAGTAAGCGGCAAACTCATTAGCTTCCTTTTCTTGTCTTGCTGTCCTAACTATTTTAGTATGGTCTAATAAAAATCGTGTTGTTTTGTCGCAATGTAAAAGTGCGTGCCCTAACTCGTGAGCTAACACAATCTTAATTTCCCATTCTGTCAATTTCTCGTTGATAGCTATAAATTTATTCCCAACCGCAGAATTATAAAAGCCTTTAATATTTCCTAAATCCATAAATAATACTTCAATATTAAGTTTTTTGCATATTTTAAAAAGATTTCTTGTGCCGCACCGTTCAATCAAATTCTTAACCCTTAACTTAATATTCAATGACAACACCTACTTTTTATCTGTTTTGTTTTTAGCATACTTTTCTTTGTTTTTAGCTTTTCCTATGAAAAACATTTCTGTCATAGCATCCAACAATTTTTTCTTATCTTCTTCTGATACTTTCTCATCTCCAAAAAATGAAGAAGCTTGTGATAATGTAACTTCATATTGGTTCAGTTCTCGCTTGTTAAGACTCGCCAATCTTGGATCTAAAATTTTCTTCCCTATATCGTTTGGCATAAAAGCTGAAAATAATTCCTGTCTTTCTTCTTCTTTTAATCCAAGTGCTTTTGATAATTTTTCTAATGTTTTTATGGTTGACTTACTTCTTCCTGTTTCTATATCTCCTACAGTTCCTTTTCCTACTCCTGCTTTTTCCGCCAATTCTATTATACTTATATTTTTTCTTTCTCTAAGTTTTTTCAAAACAATACCTAATGTTTCCATAAACAACCTCCATTTTCTCTCATTTTATAAAGATTATAATATAATTTCCGAAAAAAATAAAACTTTTTCTTGACTTTTCCGATTTAATCGGATATAATGTATTTGTAAAGGAGTTAAAACAATACTCCTAAATTTTTTAAAAATAATTTCCGATTTAATCGGAAATAAAGGAGGAACCTATGAAAACAATCCGAGCATTTACTGCTTTAGAAAATCAAGAAAACCATCAAGCGGAGTACAGAATCCTGCAAGATGAGGAAAAGTACCAAGTAGAGTGCTTGGTGCGTGGAAAATGGAGTTTAGAGGATACAGTACAAGGAGAAAAAAATTTCAAAAAATATATCAAAGAGTGGGAAACCACTCAGGAAGAATGGGGGATTTAAGATGAAAGAAAAAATGAGGGAATTTCAGAAGTTGGCAGATGAATCAAAAGTGGACTTCTTCCTCGAATGTAGGTACGAGGGAGAATACGACAGACACCCAAACATGGTATTAACGGTTTGGGACAGGGAAGAAGGCAGAGAATTCTGTCAATCGGACGCTTGGGATATGCTAGACGGATTGCTGGACCAAGCAACCGAGTGGATACGTAAATTGAATTTAGATACTTTTGGATTTTAAGGAGGAAAAAGATGAAAATAGTAAAAATGACAAATAAAGAAATTGAAAAACTAGGCGGAACATATGTAAAAGATACCGGGTGGGAATACAACGACCATTACAACGGGTATCTTAAACATAGAGTTTATTTGTTAGACGGGGAAGAAGTTATTTCTTACAACACTTGGGAATACAAGGGGGTATAAATGAATAGATTAGAAAGAAACACGGTAAAATCGGCTGAGGAATTAACTAAGCATATTGAAACACTGAACATAACAAAAGAACAAACGGAAAAATTAAACCACTTGATACTAAAGCACATGGATGACTGTATCCGCTGGGGTATTCAAGTGAAGTTAGGACATATGTTAGAGGAGTTAGAGGAGGCAGAAAAATGAAAGATAAAATATGGAACGTTGCCGGATTTTTCTTTGTCTTATTTATCTTTATGAGTTTTTTCTACATATGCATGGTAGAACCGCCTTATCATGATTGGTTTACAAAAGTCTGGACTTTCATGATAGGTATCGGAATCGGTGCCTTGATATGTTGGGGAGATGAAATTTTATAGGAGGGAATTATGAAAACGATAGACATCAAAGGAAAAAACTATGTAACTGTAGTGGAAAGATTGAAATATTTTAGAGAGCACTATAGCGATTGGTCTTTGGAAACGGAGTGGATCTTCATAGAAGAGGAAAAAGCTGCTTGTAGGGTTGTTATAAAAAATCCTGACGGGCAAATAAAATCTACAGGGACAGCTATGGAAATGAGAGACGCGAAAAATTCTCTAGTGAACAAAACTTCTCACGTGGAAAACTGTGAAACATCGGCAGTGGGAAGAGCTCTAGGAAATTTAGGGATTGGATTAGACGGAGATGTGGCAAGTAAAGAAGAAATAGAACTTGCCAAAAAACAACAATTGATTTTCACAATAAACTCAATGATAGATGATAAAAACCGAGAAGAATACGAATCGGAATATAAATTATCTGAAATGGGAATGATGAGTATCGAAGAACTTGAGGTTATTAAAAGCCAATTAGAAATCAATCAAAAAAACTCCCTTTGTAAAGCTATTTCAAAAATAGCAACTCCGGAAGAAATGCAAGGGATTTTAAAGAAATATAAAACCAAAAATATCGGAAATCTGGACTTAAAAGACTTAATTTTTACACATGACACTTTAGTGAAATTCAATCAAAAGTGTTCAAAGGCAGAAATAAAAGATTTATTGGAATGCTGTGAAATTGTTGACGTGAATGCTAGCGAATACATAAAAGAGCATTATAAAAAAGAGTTAGACGAACTCACAAAAAAAGAGTACGTCACAATGAAAAAGAAAATTAGCAACTAAGGAGGACTTATGGGAAAGAGAATACAACAGTATAAATTACAGCAAGCAGGAGAAGAGTTGGAAGAATTGGGACGAAAGTTAAGAGTTTTCGCCTACAATTCGGATAAAAAGCTGATTGACAAGGAAGAAATTAAAAGAATTGTAAGCAATCTGAAAAAGATTGTGAAAACATTGGAGGAATAATGAAAGAATTTATACCGCATACAGTAGAGCAACACAGAACTTGGGAATGGATAGCCTCCGACCTAGCGAACTGGAATACGGGGAACAAGGTTGGAGCAACTCCCGACCTATTGGCACATGAGAAAGCAAGGTTTCAATTGAAACAGGCTTTCTTATCGGTAATGGACTATAAGCCGTCTAGCAAGCCGATAGAGGAGTTTCAGTCTTTCGTGGATAAAATGGTAGGGCTTAGTGAGGAACAACGCTTAGATTTAAAATTAGCCCATATAAAATCTATGCAGGATATGTATTTCAAAAAAGAAAAAACGTTCTCGGTTGCTATGAATTTATTCAGCAAGCAGAAGATGACGGAACTAATTGATTTTAGCTTAGCTTTATTGAAAGAACATAACATTCCTTTCCGAAGTGCTATTACGGAAATGCTCAAAGAACAGGAATACGAGCATTATGTATGGTTCTGTTTGAAATACAAAACTTGCGAAGTGTGTGGACACATGGGAGAGCTCCACCATGTAGACCAAAGAGGGAGCAAAGGATATAAGACGGATGACGGAAGAAATGAGAGAGTCACTTGCTTATGCAGAAAACACCATTCAGAAATCCATGCAGACGCAAGGGCTTATGAAAAATATGGAATTCATGGAATTTACTTAACAGATTCCATGATAGAGAAGCTAAAACTGGTTTATCCGAACCAGTTCAAGGCATACAGGAGGGCGGAAAATGATTAGAATGAAAAGAATAGCAAGTTTCGATAACCCGGAGCAAGCTTTTCTATTTTGCAAAGAAAAAACAAAGGACAACAAAATCCGAAATATCTAACATTTAAGATAAATAAAAAACTATATATTGTACAGAAAATGTTATTGCCAATCGAGAAAATCGAAATGCAAGAAAAAAAGCCGAGAGTTCCTAGTGAGGCGGCAAGAGTGAAGAGGAATTATATTCTTTCCAAAGTTCCTGAAATTTTAGAATTAAGAAATCAAGGAATGTTTTGGAAAGATATAGCGGAGAAAGTTAAGTTAAATGAGAAAACTTGCAAAAGATATTATAAGAAAAATAATTAGGAGGAAAGCATGGAAAAAGAAACAGTATTAGAAATAGAATTTAAGCAAGTATGGGATAAATGGGCATGGAGAATTAAGAAAATCGAATTGGAAGCAGGCGAAGAAACAAATGAAATAGGTGAAGTTTTTTCGACTACAATTGAAAAAATAGATGGAGTTTGGAGAATAGGTGGTAATGTCAATCCTACATTCTATGAAAATATGTTAATAACATCAGAAGCAAGACATGTTTTAGAGTTGATTGAAAAAGGAATCAATGAAAAATATGGAAAACCTAAAAGGTGGAGAGCGGGATATAAAGAAAGATATTTCTATATAAATTTTGTTGGAGAAATCTGGAAAAACATTGACGAGAACAATGCAATGGATAGGCAAGCTTATGAGTTCGGAAACTACTTCCAAACTCGTGAACAAGCTGAAAAAGCACGTGAATTACAAAAGAAAGCATATCAGGAGGTTTGGAAACATGAGTAAATACAAAGTAAAATTTTATGCTTATATAGAAGGTAAAAAAATAGAAGAAACTGTTGATTTAAGAGAGAAATATAGACACTGGTTGGAAGAGATTGGAGAGATTGAAAATGATTAAACATATAGTTAGTTTTAGCGGGGGGAAAGATAGTACTGCAATGCTTTTAATGATGTTAGAAAAAGGATTAGAAATAGATGACATTGTATTTATGGATACTGGTGTAGAATATCCAGAAATGTATGAGCATATTGAAAAAGTTGAAAAGTACATAAATCGTAAAATAACTAAATTAAAAGCGGATGAAACTTTTGAATTTATGTTGCTTAACTATGAAAAGAAAAAAGGTAAGAATAAAGGGCAAAAAGGATATTCTTTTCCAGATTTTAGGAATAGATGGTGTACTAAGTATTTTAAGCAGAGAGTTATTAAAAAATACTTAAAAGAAAAATACAAAGGTTTTGAAATAACTGAATACCACGGAATAGCAGTAAATGAGCCAAAAAGACTTGAGAAGAATAAGAACAAAAATATAAAATATCCACTTGCAGAATGGAACATAACAGAGCAAGAAGCATTAGATTATTGCTATAAAAAAGGTTTTAGTTGGAATGGATTGTATAAAAAATTTAACAGAGTTTCTTGCTGGTGTTGTCCTCTTAAAAGTTTAAAGGAATTAAAGATACTATATAAAGAATATCCAGAATATTTTAAAAAATTAAAAGAATATGAAGAAAAAACATATAGAAAATTTAGAGCTGATTATAGCATTAAAGAGCTAGGCACTAGATTTGCTAAAGAGATTGAGGAGGAAGAGGATGAGAGAAATTAAATTTAGAGCTTGGTTGAAAGAAAAAAATAAATTGGTTTATCCTGAATGGATTGCATTTTTTAAAGATTTTGCAGAATTTAAAGTAAAAGAGGCATACGGATACACCGTTTACAGACCAAACTATAAAAACATTGATATCATGCAATATACAGGATTAAAAGATAAAAACGGAAAAGAAATCTATGAGGGGGATATTGTAAAAGTTCCACATTTTTTACATGACGAAAGAATAAAAATAAACGGTGTTGTCAAATATGTCAATAATAGAGCTGAATTCGTCATTGATTTAGAAGATATTGAAGAAACTTTTTATTGTTGCAATCAAAGTGAAAGAATTGAGGTCGTTGGAAACATTTATGAAAATCCTGAATTGTTGGAGGTGGAGAAATAATGTGGAAGTGTAAAGAATGTGGGAGCGATGATTTTATTGAAAGAGTGGTTGGAGGATATGAAAAATATTCAAGTTATGACAAGAATGGGTATTCAGAAGGTTTTGAAGAATCCGATTATGAGACGATAATTGAATGTAATAACTGTGGGAATTATAAAGATGGTTCTCATGATATTAAAAATATAGCCGACTGGATAGAGGAGGAAGAAAATGAATAAGTTAGAAAAGATAAATAAATTAGTAGAAAAAATTAAATATTACGCAGAGGGAATTTCTGATATTTATGAAAATATTGATATAGATTTAGACGACAACTGCATGGAAGACGGAGACATTTTCACAAGGCTCGAAATAGACGGGACTTCTATAAGATTCGAAATAGATAAGAACGGAGAATTTTACATAGAAACTTCTTTAAATAACTTCGAAGAGCTCGATGAACTTACGTTTTGGAAAACAATGTACATTGAGAGTAATCGCTAAGAGATAACGGGAAAAATTGATGTAAAAAATAGAAGTCAATCGTGAAAAAATTTTCCGCTTAGAAAAAGGAGATGGTGAAGAATGAAACAAAGAGAATATAAATTTCGAGCTTGGGATACTAAACATAAATGCATGTTTATTCCTGAAAAAATTGATTTTTACAATTTTACCCTGCAAATAGAAGAAGGTTGCATATGGGATTCTTGGGACCCAAACGGAAATGAAAAAGTCATCTTAATGCAATACGCAGGAATGAGGGACCATAGAGGGATAGAAATATACGAGGGGGACATAGTTAGCATGGAAGCTATGACCCCCGGAGCTCCAAGCATTGTTGGAGAAGTGCAGTTTGAGGAAAGCTGCTACTGGGTTGTAAACGAAAAACAAGAAAAAGGTGTACGCCTATTTCAAGAGGGAGTGTATATTGAAAAACTTGGGAATATCTTTGAAAATTTAGAATTATTAAAGGAGTTTAGAGATGAAACTAAAGCTTAGAAAATTGAGAAAGAAAAGAGAACAAACAAGACATTTCAAGGGAGGTTTTCCAATATCTATCCTTGATGATGATTTCACACTTAAGATTAAAAGACGAGCAGGTGGAGTGTTGTTAAGAGGTGATTTTTTTGCAAAATACAGACATATAGACAGATTAAAACGTTATTTGATTTTAAATCTCATTCCAAAAGCAAAAAAGCGAGGTGGGAAGAATAGATGAAATGTAATAAAATTTATTGTCAGCACAGCGATAATGGTTATACAAAAAGACATTATTTCGTATTACAATTTAAAAATTTTAATTTTGGCTTTGGTATTACGGATAAAGACGGATTGTCAGTTTTTTACGTCGGCAACTATCCGCCAGAACAACTTAAAACAATGCCTGTTGTTTCTGTAAGAGACTTTTACAACGAAATCTCTCATTATAAATTATCTGTTATTCTTTACTTTATAAGAAGAAACTTTTATCTATGGGACGGTTCTGAATGCACAAAGCGTAAAGAATTTTACAAAGAATACATTCGATTCGTGTTATGGATTAAAGAATTATACAAAAATAAAGGAGAAGAATAGATGAAAGAAATTTACATGAGCCAGATTAAAAAGATTGCTATCTTAGCAGTAGAAATCTTTGAAGAAGAAGATAATAATTATCCAGATAGGCGGGTTATTAAAAATAAAGAAAGAGCTATAAAAAATGTATTGAATAAAATAACAGAAGATGAAGAAGAACAAAGAAAAATCTATAGTGCTATTGATGATGAAATTTTAAACTATGAAGATTGCACATATAAGCCGATGTGCAACAATCTTAGAGCATTAGGATATACAGTCGCGGAAGGGAGATAAGAGATGAGAACATTTGAAGAAATAAAGACGGAATTAGTAACATACAAAAATCTCAAGATTGAGTTAGAAAATAAAATTGATAAAGCAAGTCCAACAGCTTTTGACTATTTGAATGATTTAGATATAGACCTTTATACCGTTGAGCGTGCGATTGATTTATTAGAGTGGGTGTTAGTAGAAGAGGAAGACCGATTAAAAATAATCTGGGAAAGGCAACAAAATTTCGATAACATAGCTTTTCAAAATGCGACAACTACGAGAGAAGATACAACTTTGCATAGAAAAGTTGCCCTTATTACTGAAATCAGGGAATTATTCAATGAAATCCCTGACTTTAAGTATTGGAAGAAGAACAAAAATACAGAGATAACAGACAAAACAAAAGAAGAGTTTGCAGATGTACTACATTTTGTCTTCTCAATAGGAATTGACGTTTTTGAAAATGAGCAAGAAATGTTCGAGTGGTACTGCAAGAAGAATGATAAAAACTTAGAAAGACAAAAAACCGGATATTGAGGAGAAGTAAATGAAAGAGAATATAAAACTAGAAATATTAGATGAAACTATCTATAAAAATTTCATTTTAACTTTGACAGAGGAGTTTTTAAAGGAGGCACAAGCATATGAAGCGAGCGGTGGGGTATGCTAGATACTCTAGTGATAATCAGAGAGAAGAAAGCATTGACGCTCAAATAAGAGCTATTCAATCTTTCTGTAATGAAAATGATTATAAGTTGATAGAGGTTTACGTAGATGAGGCGTTGTCTGCCTCGTCTGCAAAAGAACGAGAAAACTTTTTAAGGATGATACAAGATAGCAAAAATAAAACCTTTGAAATTGCAATTGTCCATAAGTTTGATAGATTCGCAAGAAACAGATATGACCACGCTATTTATGAAAAGAAATTAAATGATAATGGTGTAAAATTGCTTTCTGTATTAGAACCGTTGAATGATAGTCCTGAAAGCGTTATCCTAAAATCTGTCCTTACAGGTATGAACGAATACTATATCTTAAATTTATCAAGAGAAGTCAAAAAAGGACTAAAAGAAAACGCCTTGAAATGTATCCATACCGGAGGAACTCCCCCTCTTGGATATGACGTAGGAGAGGACAGAAAGTATGTTATCAACGAACTAGAGGCGGACAGTGTAAGAATAATTTATAAGATGTATTTAGAGGGGGCTGGATACAGAAAAATAACAGAATATCTCAATAAAATCGGAAGAGTCAACAAAAGAAAGAAGCCATTCAAGATGACTTCTATTCGGGATATTTTGTTGAATGAAAAATATATAGGAACTTTTGTTTTTGGAAAGAAAGACGCACACGGACATTTAACTGGGAATGAAATTAAAATTGAAAACGGACTTCCTGCGATTGTGGATAAAGAAATCTTTTGGAGAGTACAAAAGAAAATCAAAACGAGAGCAACCGGAAGTAGAAGCAAAGCCATTACTCCATATTATTTAACTGGGTATTGTACTTGTGCTGAGTGTGGATCCGCTTATACAGGTGGGTATAGGTCTAGGAGTAGAAATGGGGAATTGGTCTATGGATATGTATGCACAGGAAGAAAAAGCAAAGGAACAAACTGTGTTAATCGAAATATCCGGAAAGAACTTTTAGAAAATTTAGTATTTAAAGCAATTCAAACAAAGATTTTAACAGATGAGGCTATCAAGCAATTAGCCGAAGAAATTAAAGTACAAGCGAAAGAAATTAAAACAAAGAAAAAGAAAGTAGTGGAAAAGCATGAGAAAGAAATAGAAAAGCTAAAAATCAAAGTAGATAAGATATTAAATTTATTATTGGACGGAGCCTTACCGGAAGATGTATACAAAGAAAAATCAAAAGAATTAAACGATAGGATTTTATTTTTAAAATTAGAAATAGAAAAAGCAAAAAAAGAGGAAGAAGTAGATTATAAAAAAATAGTAAATTTCTTGCAAAAAATCCAGAAAGATTTTCACAAGGAAGAAATTAAAAAAAGTGTTATAGAAACCTTTGTGCATAGCGTAAAAATAGGCTATACAGAGATTGAGATAACACTTAAAAAAATCAATTCCAAAACGGATTTAATTGGTGGAAGTGGCGGGAATCGAACCCGCGTCCGAAATTAA